TATTACTGCGAAACAAAAGGAATTGATCCAGATGAAGGACTTGCCATTGAAGAAATCTTATATGTATCACAGCATAGATCGCCATGCGCTTATATGATTGATTGGATTGCTCTTCATAGATTAGAAGAAAAATTATCAGAAACAAAAAGTTTAATTATGGCTGATTTTTCGGGGGAACCGCTATGACAACAGAAGAAGTGAAAAAATATCAAAAAGAATACCGCAAAAAGAACAAAGATAAAATCAAGGCACAGCGTTTGCAGAGGATGAGGGAAAAAGCCTTGGAAGAGATACAAAGCATTGAAAAGGTAAATGAAACTAAGACGATCATCACAACAAAATCTGGAGAAAAATATATAGTTTGATTTATGTATAGTGTATATTGCCATACTTTTCCAAATGGGAAGAAATATATAGGAATAACAAACAATCCTGAAAAACGGTGGAACAATGGCAAGGGGTATGATACACAACCCAAAATGAAACGTGCTATTGATTGTTACGGTTGGGATAACATCAAGCATGAAATCATAATAGATGGCCTTGATTATGAAACAGCCGCCAAAATAGAGAAAATCATGATATCCGCACACAACAGCATTGAAGATGGTTATAATGTTTCCATAGGTGGCGGGGATATAAACGGTTATTATATTTCACCATATTTGTCGGAAATGATAAACGCCGCAAATCATTACTTGCCTGATGTGGAAAAGCCCGTTGTTGATATGGCATTTAACGATAGAAAAAAGCCAATTGAAAGTGGGTTTTGGAATGAAGCCACCGAAGCAGTAGTCAAGAAACATCGGCGGTTTTCAATTACATCCGAAACAGATGTTGCGGAATTCTGGTATCATATCACTTGTTATTATGATTTATTCTGCAAGATGGAAAACGGCGAAGATATTTCAAATTGGAAAGAAAAAAGCTTTTCTGAATACATCTATGACCAATTCTTTAAAACTTTGTAGGAAATTGTAGTTGTCAAGGGTTTAGAATGATAGCATCAAAAGAGCGCCAAGGAATAAGGGCGCTTTTTTGGTTGTGTGGTGGGGTTACCTTCCTTTCCTCACTTCGGGCGCGATCCATTTTCTGCGGGGTGGGGGCTGTGATCGCAAAGCACAAAGGAAGGGAAAAGGAAGGATTTTTAAATGAGGTGGTTCAGATTGATAAGGAAAAGCGGGTAAACTGGAACGCTGTTCGTGCTGAATATATCGGCGGGGGCATCAGTCAACGGGAACTTGCGAAAAAGCATAATATTCCGATTGGAACTTTGCTCCAAAGGGCAAATGAAGAGCAATGGGCAAAGGCACGGGAAAACGCCAGTAACAAAAGCCGAATAAAGGCAGAACAAAAAACAGCGGAAAAGACTGCCGACAACGCCGTGATCTTTGAACGGATGCGGAAGAAAGCTTTGCTGAAGTTGGAACGGGAACTGGATTCGGTGCTTGAAAAGGAAGGAACCGAAAGCCGACATACTGAAACGTACTTCAGCGAAGAGGAAAAGCGGACAATCAGCGATACAACCATCAGCAAGCTTGCCGATATACTGGCCCTGATGGAAAGAATAGCCGGAGCAGGGTTCGGAACCAACGAACCGCAATTGAAAGCAATCCGCGAAATTTTGGATGGTGTGCCGAGTGCCATTAACTGAAAAACAACAGGATTATCTTCAGCATTGCGACCACAGGTGGAACGTGAAGACGGGCGCGACCGGCTCCGGCAAAAGCTTTCTGGATTACGCCGTCACGATTCCGAAGCGCATCCTTGCCAGTAAGGGCGAGGGGCTGATTGTCCTGCTGGGGAACACAAAGGGAACGCTTGAGCGCAACATCCTTTCCCCTATGCGCGACATATACGGCGATCAGGTCGGCATGATCGGGAGCGACAACACCGTGAAGCTGTTCGGGAAACGGTGTTACGCTTTGGGCGCGGACAACAAAAAGCACGTTGCGAGGATTCAGGGCGCTACTTTTGAATACTGCTATGGGGATGAGGTCACGACATGGAATGAAGAAGTCTTCCAGATGGTCAAGAGCCGTCTGAGGGCTGAACATTCCCATTTTGACGGGACATGCAACCCCGGAGCGCCAACGCATTGGTTCAAGACGTTCCTGAACAGCGATGCGGACATCTATCAGCAATCCTACGTCATTGATGACGGTGTTCTTCCGGCCCATGTGGTAACGGAACTGAAGAAGGAATACGCCGGGACGGTCTATTATGACCGCTTCATCCTTGGCCTGTGGGTAGCCGCCGAGGGCGTTGTTTACAGGCTGTTTGCCAATGACCCGGAGCGGTTCGTTGTGGATGATTTACCTACCCAAAAGATCAACCATTGTGTGATCGGCGTTGACTTTGGCGGCGGGACATCAGCACACGCTTTTTCCTGCACAGGGTTCACGACCGGCGGGGCGATTGTCACGCTTGACGATTACCGCGAGAAAGAAGCGCTGAACCCAACAAAGTTGGAAAACGACTTTGTTGATTTTGTGAAGCGCTGTCAGATGCGTTGGCTGGTGACGGATGTCTGGTGCGATTCAGCAGAACAAACGCTGATCAACGGACTGAGGACGGCGGCGGCAAAGGCACACTTGGCAGTCAACATCGGAAACGCACAGAAAAGGGCCATAAATGACCGTATACGGGCATTGTGCTTGCTTATGGGCGCGGGGCGGTATTATATCAACCGCACATGCACGGACACGATAGAGGCCCTGAAGACCGCCGTATGGGACAGCAAGCACACGACAGAGGATGTGCGGTTGGATGACGGCACGACCAATATCGACTCCCTTGACGCTCTGGAATATTCATGGGAGCGGGAAATCCCGAATCTGATTGCGGGGTGGTGATATATGCAAGTATTGGCAAGACTAAAAGATTGGGGGCGAAGGCTCATGGACAGGACAGCATCAGCCACGGGCATTGCCCGCGAATACAAGACCGTTTTCGAACTGGGCGGGGTTCCGTCTTTCGCGCAATTTTATGATTTTGGCATTTTCATCTGGAAACAGCTTTACAGGGGATTTTACAGGGCTTGGCATCTGATCCCGGCCCCGACCATCAGCGATCCCAACGCCAAGCGTGAGGTGTACAGGCTGAACGCCGCGAAAGCCGTCTGCGCGGAAATTGCGGGGCTTGTGTGGGGTGAAGAATGCTCCGTTAACGTCAGCATTGACGGACGGGAAAGCACAGCGGAAAACCCTGATCCCCTGAACGCTTTTGTTCAGAAGGTTCTCTGTGATAACAGCTTCCGGGAAAAGATGCAGGAATCCATTGAACAGGGGTGCGCTCTGGGCGGTTCCGCTATGAAGGTCTGGCGCGATATACGGCGGGACAGCAACGGCAACGAGGTCGAAGGAACGGACAAAATCCGGCTTGGTTACGCGATGGCAGACCAGTTTGTCCCGATCTCATGGGACAACGCACAGGTTCATGAAGGGGTGTTCATCAGCAGGGTTGCCCGGAAAGGGTGGTACTATACCCGGCTTGAATGGCACACTTGGGACGGCATGACTTACACAATAAAGAATGAGTTATACCGGGCCGAGATGCAGAAGGGCGCGAACGGGGATTCACAGGATATCTTGGGCATCCGGGTTCCGCTTGCTGAAATGTATCCGTATCTGGATGAGGAAACCATTGTGCCGGTCGGGGAAAGCCTGTTTACTTATTGGCGAACCCCAATCGCAAACAACTTGGACGATAATTCCCCGCTTGGTATGAGCATGTACGGCAACGCCCTTGAAACGCTTCACGCCTTGGACATCTGTTATGATTCCTTTGTTCGTGAATTCCGGCTGGGCAAAAAGCGCATCATTGTTCCGGCCCGCGCCGTGCGTGTGGTGGTTGATCCGCAATCTGGACTCCCCCGCAGATATTTTGATCCGGGTGATGAAACCTATGAAGCGCTTGCTTCCGATGATCCCAATGACCTGAAGATTCAGGATAACAGCGTGGAACTGCGTGTAGACGAACATATCGCGGCCCTGAACGCTTTCCTTTCGATCCTGTGCTTGCAGTTGGGCTTCAGCGCCAACACGTTCAGTTTTGACGAAAAGAGCGGGATCAAAACCGCAACAGAAGTCATTTCGGAGAACAGCAAGACTTATAAAACCATCAAGACGATTCAGAATCAGCTTGCCCCAAGCATTGAGCATTTAGTCCGAAACATCATTGACGTTGCAACCCTGTACGGAATGACAACCGAAGACGGGCAGACCGTGGAAAGCCTTGCCCGGAACGGGTATAACGTTCAGGTTGTTTTCGATGACGGCGTGACGCAGGACAGGCAGACAAACATTAACGAAGGGGTTATGCTTGTAGGCGCGGGGCTGTTGTCGAAGTTCTCTTTCCTGACGGACAAGAAATACGGTCAGGGGCTGACCCCGGAACAGGCTGAAGAAGAACTGGCGCGGATCAGGCAGGAAGGAACCGGAAACAGCGTAGACGTGACCAAACTGTTCGGCGGGATGGAGTGATGGACCTTGCTTAAACCCGCTTTCGTTGCGAACATGTCCGAGGCAATGGCAGACGTTTACGGGGCCGTTACAGATCGAATCCTGATCAACCTTGCGAAATACTTTCCCTTTCTCAAGGCCGGGGCGGAAATGCCCGGGTCTTTTGATTATCAGGCCCGAATGCTTGCACAGATGGGCCAAATCAACAAAGAAACCATCGACATTATCATGTCGGGCCTTGATGGTGCGGATCAGGCACTCCGTCAGGCGTTGGAAGCATCCATCATTCACGCATTGGAGCAGGAAGAGCCGAAACTGAAAAAAGCGGCTGAGAAGGGCATCCTGCAACCGCCCACCGTGCCGGAGGTTTCCCCCGGTCAGATGCAAGCGTTCAAGGCGTATTATAGACAATCTGCCGATAAGCTGAACCTTGTTAATACCGTGATGCTTGAATCAACACAGGCGGCATACACGGCAACGGTGAGCGATATTGCGGCGAAGATTCAGAGGACGAAAAGCATATTGAACGCCGGGGCCGGGGAAGTCGTGACAGGCGTTACGGCGTACAATCAGGCCGTCCGGGAATCTGTGAAAAAGATGGTGCAGAACGGCATCACGGGTTTTGTGGATCACGGCGGACATCATTGGAGCCCTGAGGCTTATGCGGCAATGGACATCCGCACAACCATGCACAATACGGCAAGGTCCGCAACGTGGGAGAGAAACGAATCTTACGGAAACGACCTTTACCAAGTGAGTTGGCACAACGGAGCAAGGCCGCTTTGTTATCCTTGGCAAGGAAAGGTGATTGCAAGATATGGCCCGCACGGCTCGACAACAGACCTCGATGGAAATACCATCGAGGTTTACGCCCAAGATGAGACCAGTTACGGCGAAGCCGCAGGTCTATTCGGTAGACAGTTTATGCCGAATTAAAACCTTGTGAACCCTATTACTCAGGGGTGTGGGAACAACTGAGGTAAACGCAGGAAATGGCGTTGAATGTTCCCGCTAACAGGGAAAACCCCGCCGAAGCGGGGTCAATCCTGTGCCGAGTTGCAATAACGCCACACAAAACCATATGCGGTTTTGTGACGGCCTCCGAGCGCACAATCTGAGATGATTGAACTTGCATTCCGGGATTCGGTTATTCCGTTTGCGTTCAGCCATCTTTCGGCTTCACGGATGCCGTTAAATGTGCGGAGCAATTCAGTTCCGTCTTTTGTGTACATACTAACAGGATTTTTCAATGTATCGGTAAAACGCTTTAATTCTTCTGATTTAATTTGAAGGTATTCCGGGTTTTCAAGCCGTTTCTTTTGAACCGCGCTTGATTGTTCACTCATGCGTTTCCGGTATTCTTCATCCTTCCACATTTTAGCGTTGTATTCAAGCATCAAATCATGATAAGTTGTTGCTTTGGTTTGATTATAACCAATTTCAACGGCTTTCATTGATTCGATGTAGAAGCGTTCACGTTCACGGACATTCTCACGGGTGCAGACTTCTAAAACATCAATGGAGAATGCTTCCCAACCGTATTTTTCAATATCTGCCCCGAGTTCCTTGTTTGGGTTGCGGTTGTGAGAATAACGGTGGTACTT